TAAGAATAGTAACACACCAGACGATTAAATCAATCTTTACATCTAATTAAATCATGAATAACTGATATGATGTAATCAGACTCAACCTCGCAAGCTGCTTTTTCTTGAACAAAGTTCACCAAGATTTCATAATACACTTCACTTTCGTTCATGTACTTTAAGCCCCTTAGTAACCTTGCGTACCTCTGCGTCGAATCGCTCTCGCTCGGCCTCTTGCTCATCATGAATAACTTGCGCATCTGCCTTGGCTCGTTCATTTAAGCGCTTTTCCTTTTCAATAGAAAGTCTGGCTAAAATAATTCTAAGCTCACCCATACAGTTATTCAAGTCAACATAACTCATAGAATGAATATCGACAGCCTGCGCAAAGTCTCTAACCTTTCTAGCTACCTTCATGCTGCTTTACCCGCTCTGAGTTTACGCAATCGCATAGCTTTGTCTTGTATTTCTTTATGGCGTGGGTGTGCTGTATTCCAGTATGGCCCGTCTCTGTTTTCCATGATTTCCGTTAACTGTGCGCTTGCTTCTGCTGGCGTCATAACTTGATTGCCACCGTTATCAGCTACAGCATTCGAACCTTCACCGCCGCCAATCTTTTGTGATAAAGAATGAAACCATTTGAGCGTTTGTCCGTCAACATTGCCAGCTTTAGCCAATTCAATAACACTTTCAGGTGCGCCAGTTGCTTCAAGTGCTGCTACTGCTTGGTTGTTGTTTTGGTCAAAGGCTGCGCCCCATTCTTTTTTAAGCGTGTTAATGCTTTCTTGTTGTTGTGCCTGCTGCGTTTCTACCGCTGTGGCATCCAACTGAGCAACCGACTTAACCAATGACTCAAATTGCTTGTTAGTCATATCAGCATTTAAAGCAAGCTCTTTTAAGTGGTCATAGCTACCTGTTACATCTTCTGGTATTGCATACCCGTTAGCATCGTCAGGCTTACCCATAGCTTTAAACACATTGGCGTAATCTTCTGGTGTTTCTGGCTTATGCATTAGATTAGTTTTATTCATAATCTTTTGGTTAAAAGCCTCGATAGCTTCTTGTCCTGCATCTTCACCTGGTATACGAATACTATTACCGATATGTGATTGCGCATCAAGGAACTGCTTAGCCAGTGAGCCAACATCTTTGACAGAATCGAAAGCTTTAGCGCCTCTGATATCTTCTGGCAAACTTGAACGCCAATCATCGTTAGTATTAATATCCGCTTGTACTGCTGTTGCTTCGTTTGTTACGTTTTCTTCACTCATCATCAACCCTCAACAATTGACTAATATAAATAAATGCTTCACGCTTACCTAAATTGATATACGTTTCGTTAGCATCGCCTTTTACAATGATTTCATCAGGATTAAGTTGTGCCTGTAAATCTTGTAAAACCTTTTCACCGTTCGGCGTGTTAAATACCGCACGGTATAAACTCTTTAAGTCGTCAAAGCTATTCATTTCCGCCCTCTAATTCTTTTTGACCTTTACCAACTGCTTGCATAGCTTCGCCACCCATCTTCATGTTTTCAGCTTCAAACTGTGCTTGCTGTTGTGCTGCACGTTGCTGACGTAATGCTGCCACGTCTTCATTACTGTTTAAGTATGCTGCCGGAACATTCAAATCGTTACCTAAATCACGCGCCGCTTTATCTTGATTGAATAAATCTAATACTTCTGGTTTAAATTGAGCAATACCACCCAATAGACCTAAGTATCTTTCAACGTTTGCTATGCCGTCCATCCTCTGACTACGCGATAATGAACCAACATAAGAAACATCAATATCACCACCATTTTGCTTTAAGCTTTCTGGTAATTCTTTTAGCTGGCCGCTCCTAAATAAGATATTCAATGTTCGGCTAATTAATGGGTCAAGTAAATCAGATTGTAAGCGACCCAATGTTGGCCCTAATGTTCTTTGCATTAACTCCATACGCGCCATTGTTTCTGTTGCTGTCATTGCTGGCGAATCTTTAAGTTGCAGTTGATCCATATAAAAAGCTTTTTGGATAGACTGAACTAAATCACTTTTTATTAGTTGACCAACGTCAAACCTGCCTGCTGATTCTAGCGGGGATAATTTGCTAGGGTCTCTAGCAATAGTTAAACCTGCTGGCTCTAAATCTAAATCACTGAAGATGTTATTCATGGTAGTGACCCATGATGGATCAATAGCCTTTTCAGCACTACGCAATATTAACTCAACTAACTGGTTAAGCGTTAAGATATCATTAAGCGCATTCATTGCAGGACTGTTGCCCCACTTTGATTCGCTAGTCTTTCTCCATCGTGGCGCATAAGCTGCCATTTCATAATAACCGCCATCTTCGCCTAGTGTGCAGCAACCCTCTTTTAATATGTAGCGGTAAGCATAAGGGCGTTTTTCAGGTGCAACTATTCCGTCAACATCATCAATACCTTTGCGCTTCCATATACAGAATACAACTTCAAGCCGGTCAGTATTGCCACTAGCCTCTAAAGCGTTGATCTTTTCAGGGACTTTATCCTCACCAAACTTGCTAATAATTTGTGAAGGCGTCCACATTAAGCGACGATAGAACGAAGATATACCTCCCTTATGATCTTCTTCAAAATAAGCCTCTTTAATCGGTACGGCTGAGAATGTTAGCTCTATATTTTCACCTGTTAACTCGTCGCCTGTAAACTCTTCTAAAACTACCGATGTGCCATAGTTAACTAGATCTGTATAGCATTCGCCTACTTCTAAGTTGAAATTTGATTCTTGCAAGGCGTTGTAAATTCTGTCTGCGGTATCGTCTAGCCATTCTTTTGCCTCCTGTGTTTGGTTTAATTGATCAACTCTAAATTGCAAATCAAACCATCTAAAAGCAGGTGAAGTAATAGAACCATGGATACTAGCTGCTAGCGTTTGAGACGCGTTAATAGCTGTACTGTCATATATCTCTCTTTTACGCCAGTTTTGTTCATGCTCGCTTGTTTGGTTCTCAAAGAATTGACCGCGATACGGCGCAACAAACTTCTCTATAGTCTGCCATGCTGAGTCAATCGTCTTTCGCTCGGCGGTTAAATGCTCAAGTCTTCTAATTATCTGCTCGTTTTTCATCCGTACGCCCTTTTAACTTTAATATTATTAACTGCTCTATTACCGATAGCAGTGGTTAAGTTTTTACGCCAAGCAATACTCATGTATCTAAAGCTGTCAGCAATATCGCTAGCCCAATCATGTAGCGGATTATCTTTAAAGCGCTGTAGCTTCTCGTCATACTCCTTACGATAGCCTTGTAATCCATCTATAAGCTTACTTGTCTTGTTCTTATCAAACTTGGCTACTCGTATCATACCCCTAGATGCGTTAATTCCATCTTCACGGGATAAGTTAGGGCAAATCTCAACGTAAAATCCAAGCTCTGCCGCTTGGTCTGCTTTACTCTTGCCGCTAAACTGTTCACGGTTAGCGCCATCATGCGGCCACCAATGTTCGTCATAATCATATGGTAGCTGCCTAAGTGTTTTTATCCACTCTGCTATTGATATGTTACGCCCGACAAGAAAATCAATAATAACCGGATTACCGTCATCACCGCGTTGTGTGAATACAATAGATGTTTGGTCATTAATACCAATATCCCAAAACGTTTGAACTCGCTTAAGTGGGTCATGCGGATACTGACCAAACCTATCAGACTGTTGTAAGTCTCTAAGCTCTGCCGTATAAAAAGCACCTTCCATACCACCCTCCCAAGAACAATAATACTCTTGCTGTATCTTTTCTTCACTCATACCCATTTCGCGCTCTTCTTCGATATGCTCAGGACGTATAACTGGTGAGCCGTCAGGTCTTTTAGTATCATCTATTGTTAATGTTTGCGCGAACCAGCTATCCATTCTTTGAGCAGCATCAAATAACTTTTTCCCGTGATTATTTCCGCGTGGCGTATAAATAAAAAAAGCCCATCCGTCATTTTCATTTAGGATAGGTGATACATAATCCCATGCTAGCGGGTTGGCAATAGAATACTCACTGAATATAATACCGATAGGGTTAGAGCCAACCAGACTATCAAAATTATCAGAGCCAACAACTTGGTAAATCGAACCATTGTGCATCTCAATTGACATATCAGATTCGTTTTTCTTTTTACGCATCCATTCAGGAAAGGCCTGGTCAATCATACGGCGACCATCCTTGTCGATTCCTTTCCATATAACCTTTCGACCTTGCGCCTGTGTCGGCAACATATGCCAGATAGTGCCAACTCTCAATTGGCTTGCTACTGCTGCAAAGTTTAAACAAGTTGAATCTTTACCACCCCTACGATGCCAAACACCCACACCGCGTTTACGGTCTAAGCCACCTTTAAGCATGTAGTTCAGCATAGGCTGTTGATATTCTCTAGCTGCCCATGCGTTAGGCAAGTTATGATCCACTCTTAATCCCTAGCGCTTCATGGTCAATGTGTATATTAATATCTTGTACGTTGTCTTGCTCAACTTTATCAGTCCATTGAAACTGTTTAAGAGCGAATATTGCCCCTGTAGTATTACCGTTTTGTAGTAAAAACTCGTATTCCGATTCAATTAAAGTACGTGCTTTTTTTATTACGTAAGAAAATTCTGGTCTTTCTTCATAGTCATACATTGACTGTCTTGAGCAAAAACCAAGATGTAAGGCTAAGCCTGTAATAGAGACAAAAGGTATCTCTTGCGACTCTCCGTTCTTTCTCAATATCTTAGTAGGGGGGTTTGCAAAGTAGGCGTCTATATCCTCTTTCATTTTCTCCGGGTCTTTATACCTAGCTGGTGCCCCTGCGTTACTTTTCTTTTTAGTCATAACTACCTCAACATAGTTAACTGTATTCTGCTGTAAATTCGCTTGTAAATACACCTGATTGCGGTGGTGTACCTGCGTAAAAATCATTTAACATATCATTTAAAGCGCCCGTATAACCAAGACCTTCAAGATAACCGAATAATGCATCGTTGTATGTTCCGTATGGATAACCTTGCAACTCTAAGTATTGACGCCAGCAATCCATTAAACTATCAGCTGTTGCACCGTTATCTTGCAGCCATTCCAATTCCATATCATTCAATGAAGCTGGTGTTACGCCCGCATTTAGATAAAAGTTATACTTCTTATCGTTTAAGCTCATATCTTAACCCCTAACAAAACAGCTAAAGATGTAATAAGTATACTGCCAGCCACAAACAAAAGCTTAGCCTTTATCTCTTGCCCGTCTTTGGCTTTAACTAAAATAGGCTTGGCGTACTCTTGAAATGCCCTAGTTTCTTTCTTAAATTCTTCGTTATGCTTCTTTTCGCTTTCTACCGTAGCAATATGTTGATAAAAAAGCGTAAAGGCGTCACTCATTTTATTGATTGACTTTTCCATTTCCGCAAGAGCTTTAACTGTGTTCTCACGGTCTTCCTTCATAGCCGCAACGAGTAGTTCAATTTCAGACATAATTTAGCTGGTTTTTTTGTATTTGTTTTTTATTTTATCACAGTATTGCAAAATTAACACTATTGACTGAGAAACGCACAAAAGCATCAGACATGCGCCCGATAAAGTTACTAATTCTCCGGTAAGGTATAAGCGCAGCAATAAGGAAACTATGAGCGTACAAAGCAAAAATTTCGATATTGTTGTAAACAAATGTCTCGCTCTCTCCATAAGCACCGCCAACCCCGTAAAAATATGCATCGTAAGCAAGTGTAATTGATAATAAAAGCATTGTAACACACGCAAACATTACAGGCCTATTACAAGGCATTACAAAAACCGTGTAACTATAAACAGCAAACGTTAGCAAGTACAATTCTGCCTCGCTAAGCGGATCAAAAAAACTTGCCTCGAAAAACATACAGCTCATAAAAAAAGCCGCTAAATAAGCAGCTCTTTTAATTAATAGAGATATTATTACATAAGCTAAGAATAAGTAATTATTTAGACTTAGGCTTAGGCTCAGATTTAGCGCCAGATCGCTTGCGTTTGTTTGGAGAAACCATTTATATACATCCATCTTGATTAAGGAGCCTCTATTGTATCACTTATTTATATTTTTGTTCAATTTAATGCGTCTTTATGAACGCCTTTTTCTTTTTCTCGCGTTCTTGAGGCGACAAGCCCTAGCATACCAATAAGAACTTGCATTGTTAACGTTGTGTCGATAACAGGAAAATCACCCTTATAGCCTGACATTGCAGCGACA